CCCATTCGGACATCATTTCCCCCTTTCAAATGGTTTCAAATGGCCGGGGTTAAAGGCCGCTCTGGTGGTGCCCGGCCGGGGGCGGGTCGCAAGCCTACGACGGTGCGTCCGCGGGCGGGTGCTACGGCCTTGGGGAATGGGTCCGAGGAGGATGGCGCCGGAGTTCCCGAGACGTCTCGCAAGGGTCGCCCGGAGCCCACGCCGCGGACCAGGGGCAGTTCCTGGATGGCGACGCGGGAGCGCGTTCTCGCTCGCGACGGCCACTTGTGCCAGTGCGACGACTGCGCGCGGATCGAGATTCCGCTTGAGGCGGACCAGGTCGACCACAAGGTGCCGCTGTGGGAAGGCGGGCAGGACGTTGACGAGAATCTCTGGGCGCTGAACGCCGAGTGCCACAAGCGCAAGACGAAAGCTGAAGCGGCGCGGCGCGCTGCGGCAAGTCTGGTCTCCCCGGAGCCGGCCGATAGCCCGTTGGGCTTCCTGCTTGGGGTCATGAACGACGAGGAACAGGATCCGCGGCTCCGTGTGAGGGCCGCGATCGCTGCCGCGCAGTACAAACACGCAAAGGTGGGCGAAGGCGGGAAGAAGGACGCGAAGCAGGGCGCGGCAGACGTCGTCGCCGGCGGGAAGTTCGCCGCGGCGGCTCCGCCGAAGTTGGTCGTCAACAACCGCTGATGGAGTGGTCGACCGCCTGCCCTGACTGGGCGGAGAGAATCAAGCGCGGCGATTCGATCATCCCGCCGTCGATCTTCCCGGAGCAGGCGGAACGAGCCCTTGAGGTGTTCAAGGCCCTGCGGATTGTGGATGCGCCGGGGTCGCCGACCTTCGGTGAGTGTTGCGCGCAGTGGGTGTTCGACCTGGTGGCATCGATCTTCGGCGCCTACGACCCCGATTCAGGCCGGCGGCTGATTACCGAGTGGTTCATCCTCGTTCCGAAGAAGAATTCGAAGTCCACCGTGGCGGCGGGGATCATGATGACCGCCCTGATTCTGAATTGGCGGCAGTCCGCCGAGTTCGCGATCCTTGCCCCGACTATAGAAATCGCGAACAACAGCTACGCGCCGTCGCGGGACATGTGCGCGGAGCGGTCTGACGAAGAGCTCAACGACCTGATGCACGTGCAGACGCACGTGAAAACCATCACCCACCGGGTGAGCGGGGCGGTCCTGAAGGTGGTGGCCGCGGACAACAACACCGTCGGTGGCAAGAAATCGGTTGGGACCCTGGTCGACGAGCTCTGGCTCTTCGGCAAGCAGGCCAACGCGGAAAACATGCTGCGGGAAGCGACCGGCGGGCTGGCCTCGAGGCCAGAGGGTTTCGTGATCTACCTCACCACGCAGTCGGATGAGCCGCCGACGGGGGTGTTTCAGCAGAAGCTGCAGTACGCGCGGGACGTGCGGGACGGGAAGATAGACGACCCCCGCTTCGTGCCGATCATCTACGAATTCCCCGAGGACATGATTCTGGCCGGCGAGCACCGCAAGCCGGAGAACTTCCGCTTGGTCAACCCGAATATCGGCTATTCGGTGGATCCGGAGTTCTTGGAACGGGAGTTCCAGAAGGCGCAGAACGACGGCGAAGAGTCGATGCGCGGGTTTCTCGCCAAGCACCTCAACTTCGAGATTGGGCTGTCGCTACGGTCCGACCGATGGGCTGGCGCGGACTTCTGGCAAGCCTGTGCGGACGCCAAGCTGACGCTCGACATGCTGATCGCGCGCAGCGACGTGGCGGTGGTGGGGATAGACGGCGGCGGCCTGGACGACTTGCTGGGCCTGATGGTGATGGGCCGTGATCGAGACACAAGGAAGTGGCTGCTCTGGGTGCATGCGTGGGCGCACCGCATTGTGCTCAAGCGGCGAAAGGACATTGCGGACCAGCTTCAAGGCTTCAAGGACGACGGCGACTTGACGATTGTGGACGTGCCGGGGCAGGACGTTGTAGCCGTGGCCGACATCATCTGCATGCTTCGCGACAAGGGTCTACTCCCGATGGAAAAGGCGATCGGCGTCGACGCCGCGGGCATTGGCGACATCGTGGACGAGCTCACCACGGAGACGCGGGGCTTGACCATGGACCAGATTGTCGCGGTCTCGCAGGGCTGGAAGCTGAACGGCGCCATCAAGATGACTGAGCGGAAGCTCGCCGGCGGGGAGATCGCGCACAGCGGTAGCCGCCTGATGAACTGGTGCGTAGGCAACGCGCGGATTGTTCCCGTTGGCAACGCAATCACGATCACGAAACAGGCGAGCGGGTCCGCGAAGATTGACCCGGTAATGGCGATGTTCGATGCAACGACGCTGATGGCGCTGAACCCGCAGAGCGGAGCGCCGCAACTGATGATCTGGTAGCACAACCCTACTTTTCTCCCGTCGAGGGCCGCCATTGCGCGGCCCTCTTCTTTTTGGAGCGCTGCTTATGCGCAAGTTTCTCTCCGGCCACACGCTGGTGACGAAGTTCGAGGACGGCCGCAAGGACGTCGTTCGAGACGTTACCGCGGAACAGCGAGCCTTCGCGCTGCTCGAGCTCAAAGAGTTCGACGACAAGACGCGGCGGTTTAAGGGCGTCGCTACGACGGCCACTCCGGACTTGATGGAGGACATCGTCGAGCCGAAGGGCGCCGAATACAAGCTGCCCATTCCATTCCTCTATCAGCACGACAGCGGCAAGCCGGTCGGCTGGGTCGACAAAGCCCAGCTCGTCAATGGCCGCTGGATGGTCGAGGGCTTCGTCGAGAAGGCCGATGAAGCCGACGCGCCCGCGTCCGTCAAGGAGCGTCTCGATACCGCTTGGTACGAGCTCAAGAAGCGGCTCGTGCGCGGCCTCTCCATCGGCTTCAAGCCCCTCGAATACTCGTTCATCGAGCGCACCGGCGGCATCCACTTCACGAAGTGGAAGTGGCTGGAGCTCTCGATGGTCACGATCGCCGCAAACCAAGAAGCGTCGATCACGACCGTGAAGTCGCTGTACTCGGCCGCGTCAGGCCATTCCACCAGCCCGCGCCAGGGCGCCGCAACACACCCTCCAACCAAGCAAGGAACGACCATGAAGCAATACACGCAGGAAGCCCTGGCGGCGCTCGAAACGTCCCGCCAAACGAAGGCCAATCGGATGACTGAGCTCCGCGAGCTCAAGAGCACGGAGGCCCGCAAGTTCACCGACGACGAGCGCGTCGAGTTCGACACGCTGGATACTGAGATCGAGGACCTCGACGACGAGATCCGCGTCACGAAGCGCCACGTGCAGAACATCGCCAAGTCGACCCCGGTCGACACCGGCCGCCACGGCGGCGCGCCCCACATCCGCAAGTTCAAAGACGTGGAGCCCAAGTTCAAGGGCGAGGAAGGTCTCAAGCGCGCCGTCGCGCACATCGTCTCGATGAAGGAGCTGAAGCAGGGCAACATCGTCACGCCGGCGCAGGTGTTCGACCAGATGTTCGGCAAGACCAACCCGACGATGAGCATGATCATGAAGGCCGCCGTCGCCGGTGGTGGCACGGACTCTGGTGAGTGGGGCGCGGAGCTGCTGGGCGTGGACAACCGCTACACGGGCGACTTCATCGAGTTCCTGTACGGCAATACGGTCTACGACAAGCTCCCGTTGCGCGAAGTGCCGGCGAACGTTGCCATCAAGGGCCAGGACGGCGCTTTCACCGGCTACTTCGTGGGCCAGTCGAAGGCGATCAAGGTCTCGAAGGGCGACTACTCGACGACCTCGACGATCCCGTACAAGGCGGCGGGCCTGACCGTCGTGTCCAACGAATGGCTGGCCGACGTCAGTGGCCTGCCGCTCGTGGGCGAGGGTCTCCGCAATGCCGTCTCGCAGGCCGTCGATACGCTGTTCCTGTCGGCGACCGCGGTATCCAACGGGGTTTCCCCGGCCGGCATCCTGAACGGCGTCTCGGCGATCAACACCAACGGCGGGGATGCGCAGTCGATCGCGACGGACATCAAGGCGCTCTTCGCCCCGTTCATCACGGCGAAGAACACGTCGGGCGGGTTCTACTGGGTCATGACCCCGACGACGGCGCTCGCACTGTCGCTCATGAAGAATGCCCTCGGTCAACCGGAGTACCCGACGCTGACGCCTGCTGGCGGAACGTGGCAGGGCTACCCGGTGGTCACGGGCGACAACGTGGGTTCGGGCGACGTGATCCTGATCAAGCCGTCGGACGTGTGGCGTATTGGTGACACGGGTGCGGTTCTGTCGATCTCGGATTCCGCGATGATCGAGCAAGCCGACGACCCGACCGGCGCGACGGATACGCCGGTGGCCGCGACGAACTACATGGTCTCGATGTTCCAGGAAGACTCGACGGCGATCAAGGTCGTGCGCCGCGTCTCTTGGGGCAAGCGTCGATCGAGCGCTGTGCAGTACGTCGGCGACGCTGCCTACGGCAACGAAGTCAGCGCGTAATGCCGAAGAAGCAAAACACCCGGGCCAACGCATCGGCCCGGGTTGTTTCGACCCCGCCCAAGGGCGCCATGCGCGTGACAGTGCGTGTGCGCCGTACCGGGCGAACGATGCGTATGTTCGTGGGCGAGGCGCGAGCCTTGCACGCGATCAAGGTAATCGACTACATCGAGGCGGCTCCCGCCCCGGCGCCAACCTACAACCGCCGCGACATGGTCGCTGTGAAGCCTGCCGCGGTTCCGCTGTCGATCCCGATTATCGCCGCGCCGGCTCCTGTCGCCGTGGCCAAGGACGATGGCGAAGCGTAAGCGCCGCGAGAAGGCGTACGTGCCCACGACGGGCGCGGACGACCGCGGTTGGATGACCGTGTGGGCGGGAAGTCTCGACCCCATGCACGCGAGCCAGGCGTTTCAGCTCGACATCAACGCCCGGCCGCGGCGGGTGCAGTCCAACTGGGCGGTGTTCGCCTGCCAGACCCTCATCGCCGGCGACATCGCGAAGCTGCGGATCTCGCTGACGGAGAAGAAGGACGGCGTGTGGCAGGAGGCGGAGAGCGTCCCCTACGACAAGCTCTTTCGCAAGCCGAACGGCTACCAGATCTGGCAGCAGTTCATCGAGTTCTGGTCGCTCTCGAAGCAGCGCCGCGGCAATTCGTACGTCTTGATCGAGCGCGATCGCTCTACGCGTCCGGCGGCGCTCCATGTGCTGGACCCGGATCGGGTGGAGCATCTGATCGCGCCGGACGGCAGCGTCTACTACCGGCTACATGTGGACGACCTCGCGGGCGTGCCTGAAGGCGACGTCGTGGTCCCGGCGTCCGAAGTCATGCACGACCGCTTCAACTGCTTCTTCCACCCGCTGGTGGGTCTGTCGCCGCTCTTTGCCGGCGCGCTCGCGGCGATGGGTGGTCTCACGATGCAGGAGGAGGCGCAGCGCTTCTTCCGCAACGGCGCCCGCCCTGGCGGCATCCTGGTGGCGCCGACGGCGATCTCCACCGACCTCGCCAAGCAGTACAAGACCGAGTGGGAGACGAATTACTCCGGCGCCAATGCGGGCCGGACGGCAGTGCTCGGCAATGGTCTGAAGTACGAGGCCATCCGCGAGACCGCGGTCGATTCCGAGATCGTGGCCCTCTTGAAGATGTCCGCGGAGATCGTCTGCACGGTCCACCACGTGCCGGCCTACAAGGTCGGTGTCGGGGCGATGCCTACGTACCAGAACGCGGAAATCCTCAACCAGATCTACTACGACGACTGCCTGCAGAAGCTCATTGAGGCAATCGAGGGGCTGCTTGACGACGGGCTCGAGCTCTACAACGTGGACGGCCGGAAGCTTCGCGCGCAGTTCGATCTCGACGGCCTGCTCCGCATGGATACGGCGACGAAGATCAAGACGCTCGGTGAGGCCGTGGCGCGTTCGATCATGGCACCGGATGAGGCTCGCGCCCGCGTGGGCCTTGCCCCGGTACCCGGCGGCAAATATCCCCTTGCGCAGCAGCAAAACTTCTCGCTCGAGGCGCTATCGAAGCGCGACGAAAGCGCGGATCCGTTCGGCACTGCCAAGCCGGAGCCAGCGCCAGAGCCGCCGCCAGGTCCGAGCGACGCCGAGAAAGGTGCTGGCAACGTTGTGCGCGTCAACTTCTTCAAGAGCGCGCTTAAGAAGAGGGCTGCATGAACGACGAGCAGATGATGGAAGCGATGGCCGACGCCGTCGACGACTTCGTGACGCGCGCTACCAGCCCATTGCTTGAGAGGCTCACCGCGGCCGAGGCTCGGCTGAATGGCTTGCCCGTGGTCGATGTTCAGGCCATCGCGAAGGCAATGCTCGATGACGCGGTGGCACCGCTTCGCTCCGAAGTGGGCGTCTTGAAGGCCGTCCCCGCCCCGGTCATTCCCGATCCCGCCGAAGCGGTCGACAAGTTCGCCCAAGCGCTGGTCACCAAGTTGCTGGCATGAGCCTCGTTCCGCGGGTCAAGGCTGTACCCGCAGAGGTGCCGCCGGAGGCTGAGCCTGTGATTCAGGTCATCCGCGAGCAACTGATCGTCAAAGAGGCGGTGCAGCCGAAGGGCTGGCGTTTCGTGCCGCATCGCGACGAGAACAACCTCATCACCGAAATCATCGCAACCCCGATTCTCTGAAAGGGAACGCATGTCCACGAAAGCCGAAGTAGTCGCCGCCATCGACGCGGCCAAGACCCTGGCGGAAGCGCTGCCGGACGACCAAGCGGCCATCATCGCGCAGCTCACGCAAGAGCGCGACGCGGCCCGCGCCGAGATCGTCACGCTCAAGGCCGATGGCCTCGCGCTGGTCGACCAACTCGACGCGGCCGACCAGGTCGAGGACGACAAGCGCGCCGCGCTGCGGGCGAAGTTCGAGTAGCCCGCCGTGTCGAACAAGGCGCAGGTCGTCGCGGCGTTGGACGCGGCGCGGGTGCTCGCGCTCGCGCTGCCGGACGACGCTCCTTCGCCACAGGACGACGTCACGCCGCCGGAGACGGCGATCACGGCGGGACCGACCGACACGACGGCGACGACGGCGGTCGTCGCGTTCGCCGGGACCGACGATCGCCCGGGGCCGCTCGTGTTCGAGGGGAGCCTGGACGGTGCGCCGTTCGCGCCTGTGGCGTCGCCTGTCTCGCTCTCCGGCCTGGCGCTCGGCGCGCACTCGTACCGCGTGCGGGCGCGCGATGTGGCCGGCAACGTTGACGGCTCGCCGTCGGTGGTCGTCTGGACCATCAGCGAGCCCGCACCGCCTCCCGTCGGGGGTGCGCCCACCTGGGAGAAGCTCGCCACGGGCGGCTCGTTCGGCGCGTACTTCCGCCGCCCAGTGATGCTGCCCAACGGCGACATCTGGATGGCGTGGGGACCGAACAACGTGCCGGAAAACGGCTCGTTCATCTTCCGCCGCGCGAGCAAGGTTTTCGAGCGCACGAGCGCCATTCCCGGCATCGGCTCCGACATCGGCAAACGCGAGAACTACGGGGCCTGTTTCGTGGGCGATGGCGTCATTGCCATCGGCGCTGGCGCGCCCGTTGCCTACGGCCAAGACGGTACGCTGTCCTTCAACGAGACGACGGGCACGTACACCCAACAGTTTCCGGTGACACCGGCCCTCGAGGTTCCGGACTCCGCGCTGCTGCACCACGACGGCTACCTCTACGCCTTCGGCGGCTGGGCGAACATCGCCACTCGCCGGCGCTCGCTCGCGACGGGCGCGATCACGCCCTACGGGGGAAACGGCCCGCAGTTCACGCGGCAGTCCTCCTACGGTCCCGACGAGGAAGAATCGCCACGGCTGACCTACGTTCGCTCCGGCATGCGGGCGAACGGGACGATCTGGGCGCTCGCCAACGACAACGAACTCTGGACCTGCGCGCAGGGTGGCACTTGGGTGCAGCGGCCGACGACCGGCAACAAGCCCTCCACGTTGGGCATTGCCGCCACCTTGGTGGAATCGCGCAACTGCATCGTCGCGTGGTGCGGGCGCACCGGCATGGCGACGCTGGGGACGCTGCTCCGGCAGACCTGGATCCTCGATCTGGCGACGATGGTCTGGTCGAAGGGGCCGGGGCAGGCGAGCGGCGATGTCGTCCCCCCGCCCAGTACGACGGCTTCCGTCAATCTGCTGTCGGATGGGACGGCCGCGTACGCGGTGGTTGATGTGCAAGGCGGGCTCACCGAGGTGTGGGTCATGCAGTGGGGGTCGCCTTGACGACCCTGGCCAGCAACCGGAACCCGAGCCCGAGCCGGAGCCCGATCCTGGCCACGACGACCCGCCGCCTGGCGACGCGCTCGGCAAGCTCGTGGGCGTGCCGCTGCCGATGCTGGGAAAGCTCGCGCCGTACTCGGCGAACGGCAGTAGCAAGCACACGAACATGGCGTCGGACGGCAAGCGCCTCTACGTCTCCGGCGGCGACTGGACCTACTCCGCAACGGATGGCACCTGGAGTGCGCCGTTGAGCAATCTCGCGGACTGGCGGCAGGACGTGGGGGCTCCCGACGCGAAGACGCTGCTGCCGGTAGCACCTCACGCCTTGCAGGACGGCGCCGGCTTCGAGTGGATGCAGTCGCGAAAGCGGTTCCTGCTGTGGCCTGGCTCCTACTTCGCGTACGAACCTGCCGGCGCACCTTTGCTCGACTACGCGCGCGGGGCATGGTTGCTCGATCCCGAAGCGCGGACGTACACGCAGGACACTCGCCTCTTCGGCAAGAGTGGATCCAACACCGGCTGCCTCCACGGCGGCGTCTACGACCCCCTGCGCGACGAGATCGTGGCGGTCGGTGACGACTCGACCACGCCCGCGGTGCTCCGGTGGAACGTGGAGACGGCCAAGGCGACCAGCGTGCCCATCACGGTGCCTGGTCGCACGAAGGGCCGGGCCTGCTACTTCCGCCGCGGGAAGTACGCCCTGATCGGCCGCAAGCTCTATGCGATCGGCCTCGAGACGGACGGTGAGCAGATTCGCCTGCCGATCATGCTCGAGTTCGACCTCGACACGAACGCGGTTCGCCGGTGCGCCGCGCCGCCCAAGGGGCCGAACGCGGTCATCACCTTGCCCGATGGCAAGCGGAAGGACCAGAGCGACGACAAGGAGATGCGCCTCGTCGTGAGCCACAGCAAGGTCGTGTGGCCGCGCACCTACGGCCCCGAAGGCGACATCGACGGAATCGCGGTGTACGACCCCAAGGCAGACGCCTGGAGCGTCGACACGCAGGTCCCGAAGGTCGGTGCGTTCATCTGCAACGCGGTGTGTTCCCTGCCCGATGGCCGCGTGGTCCTCGCCGGCGGCGTGTTCGGAAAGCAGCAGACGCACATCTGGCTGTACGAGGCGGCGGCGTGACCATTGCCTACGAAGCCTCCGCCGGCGGGACTGTCGATTTCGCGTCGACGCTCACGGTCGCGCTCAACGCGAGCGCCAATCCTGATCGCGTGGTGTTGGTGTTCGCCACCACGGACCGGAGTAGCGCGACGACGATCGATAGCGCGACGTACGGCGGCGTGTCGATGACCGCGCATACGGCGTTCCTCTCGCCGTTCACGTACATCGATGGACGGCTGTTCTACCTCGTTGGCGCGGCCTCGGGCTCGAATAACGTGGTGGTCACGTTCAGCGATGGCAACACGAAGCCCAAGCTGCTCGCAGCCGCGTACTCCGGCGTTGCTGGTGTCACGGCGCTCGCGAATGTGACCCCCGGCTTTGTCTCCACCATCTCGTCAACTGTGTCCAGTGCAGTTGGCGACGTTACCGTGCTGATGGGCTGCATGAACGGGCGGACCTCGGTCGCGCCAAGTTCGCCGGCCGTCGAGCGGTTCGATGCCGATCTTGCCTCGGGCATCTACGGCTTCCTGTGGGATGAAGCAGGGGCTTCGAGCGTGACCATCGATGGCACCGCCCCGGGCAATGCGGAGTGGTGGGCCACGGCGCTGAACCTGCAGGCGGCGGGCGGCGGCGGGGGTGGGTCCTTCGTCAAGCTCACCGGTAACCGTCAGGCCCTCGCCGGCCCCGGAGGACTTGCGGCATGAGCTATCGCGGCGACATTGCTCTCGGGGCAACGATCGACATCAAGTTCACGACGCGCCGGTTCTCCTCGGGCGCCCCGTACGCGTGGGCCGGGTCGCCCGCGGTGGCGTGCTACGTGGACAACGGCACGACCGAGATCACGGCCGGCATCACGCTGACCAACGACTTCGATTCGCGCACGGGCCTGCACAACGTTCGCATCGTGGCGAGCAGCGGGAACGGCTACGCGGCCGGGACGAACGTCGATGTGGTCGTGACGTCGGGCACGGTCGACAGCGTGTCGATCGTCGGCGAGGTCGTGGGCAGCTTCAGCATCGAGGCGCGTAGTGGGCTGCGGCCGGCTACGGCTGGGCGCACGCTCGTCGTAGACGCCTCCGGGCTCGCTGACGCCAACGTTGTGAAGATGGGCCCCACTGGGTCCGGCGCCGCGCAGACCGCGCGCGACATCGGTGCGAGCGTTCTTCTGTCGTCCGGCACCGGCACGGGCCAACTGAGCCTGTCCTCCGGCGCCGTGCTGCTCCAAGCCACGCAGACGGGCGTGACGATTCCAACGGTCACGACGCTGACGAACGCGCCGTCGGACTCGAGCGGCGTTACGACGCTCCTTGGGAAGTTCACCGGCATCACGTTGCTTGCGCAGTGGTTGGGCTTGATCGCCGGGAAGCAGACGGGCAACAGCACCGCCCGCACGGAGCTGCGCGCCACCGGCGCTGGCTCTGGCACGTTCGACGAGACGACGGATTCCGTCGAAGCAATCCGGGACCGCGGCGACGCGGCTTGGACCGGCGGCGGTGGTGGCGGTGGCGGACCGACAGCCGAGGAGATCGCCGTTGAGGTCCTCGACACGCAGGACATCGAAACGGGCGTGTCGCTGCGCCAGTCGATCCGCGGTCAGAACGCCGTGCTCATGGGCAAGGCGTCGGGGATGGGCACGAGCAACGGCAAGTTTCGGAACCTTGCGGACACCAAGGACGTGATTGACGCGACGCAGGACGTCGACGGCAACCGTACCGCGGTGACTCGCGACCTGACGTGATGTGTTCGCCAATCGCTACTTTGGTCGCGGGTACTTCGCGGCGCGGTACTTTGGGGTTGGCGGCGAGCCTCCGCCTGGCGGTGGGCACTTCGGCCATCGCTACTTCGGCGCGCGGTACTTCGGGTCGCGCTACTTCTCGCCACTGGCGGAGCCGCCGCCGGACGTTCGAGGCGGCCACTTCGGGCATCGCTACTTCGGCCTTCGATACTTTGGCCATCGATACTTCTCTCCGTTCGCGGAGGTCGGCCCGCAACCGCCTGTCGACGGGGGAGGTAGCGGCTACCGCCGCGTGCGAATTCCCGTCGACAGGCTCACGGCGCTGCAGCTCCAGCGCGATGACGAGCTTCTCCTCTTCGTGGCCGCGGCCATGGTGACCATCACATGAACGATCAACTCGCGGATTTGGTGGTCAAGGCCATCAGCGTACGCATAGAGCGCACGCTCGCGCCACTGATCTCGCGATTGGAGGCGCTCGAGCGCAAGGATGGCCTGTCGTCCGAGGACATTCGCGCGCTCATCGACAAGGCGGTGGGGCCAGTCGTATCCACGGCGGTCGCTGCCATCCCGGTGCCGAAGAACGGCGAGCCCGGCAAGGACGTGGACGCGGTGCAGGTCGCGACCATGATTCAGACGGAGGTGACCAAGCAGGTCGCGGCGCTGCCGAAGGCGGAGCCCGGCAAGGACGCTGACCCCGAGGTCGTGCGCGAGCTCGTGCGCAAGGCCATCGCCGACTTGCCGACGCCGAAGGATGGCGAGTCGATCGACGTCGGGACGTTGATGACGTCCATTCACACTGCCGCGGCGCAGGCAGTTCAGGCGCTTGGCAAGCCGAAGGATGGGACGAGCGTGGACCGCGAGGACGTGGCGGCAATGATCGCAGTGGAGGTACAGCGCCAGGTCGGACAACTTCCAGCGGCGAAGGCAGGTGAACCCGGCAAGTCAGTCACGGTCGACGAAGTTCGTCCTGTCATCGAGGCGGAGGTTGCGGCCGCGGTGAAGTCGATTCGCGTGCCGGAGGACGGCAAGAGCGTAGACCTAACAGAAGTAAAGGCCATGGTCGAGGCAGCCGTTGCGTTGATTCCGACGCCGAAGAATGGTGATTCGGTCACCGTTGAGGATGTGCGCCCGATGCTCGCGGAGATGGTCGCAGGCATCGAGGTTCCGGTGCCTGACGTCACAGGCCCGGTGAAGGAGGCTGTATCGAAGGCCGTTTCGGAAACTGTTCGTGACGAAGTGGCGCGCGCAGATGTGCCTGGTCTTGTGGCGCGTGCTGTTGCCGCCATTCCTGCGCCGGAGCCGGGCAAGCCGGGCGAATCCGTCCACCCCGACACCGTGCGTCTGATGGTGCAGGAGGCCGTGACCAAGGCGGTGCAAGAGTTGCCGGACCCGGAGCCTGGCAAGGACGCCGACCCTGCGGTCATGGCGCAGTCGGTGCATGAGGAAGTGCAGCGGCAGTTCGATGCGTTGCGTCCCCTCATCAAGGGCGAGCCTGGAGACCCAGGGGCGGGCATCGAAAGCATGGACATGGACCTCGGCGCCGATGGCCGGACCCTGACGTTCCGCTTCGTTGGCGCGAACTTCGAGAAGAAGGTAGAAGTCGTGGCGCCGTGGCAGATCTACCAGGGCGTGTACAAGAGCGGCATTGCCTACAAGCAGGGTGACGTCGTCAGCTACGCCGGCTCGATGTTCGTGGCAAAGACGGACACTTCCGGCAAGCCGGAGACGGAAGACGGCGGCTGGCAGATGTGCGTCAAGCGAGGGAAGGATGCGTGAAATTTCCGGACTGGCGCGGGCGGACTGTGGCATGCCTGGCGTCTGGCCCTTCGTTGACCGCCGAGGATGCCGCGCGCGTTCGTTGCTGGCCGACCGTCGTTACCAATTCGACATTTCGGCTCTGCCCTTGGGCCGATGCGCTCTACTGGTTCGATACCGACTGGTGGAAGGTCTACGCCGCCGAGGTGCGGGAGACGTTCTCCGGGCGCGTGTTTACGCAGTCGCTCGCCCGGAGATCGGGGGTGGAGTGCTTGCGGGCATCGCCGCGCTTCCGGTCGTTCGGCAACTCCGGCGCGTCAGCGGTGGCTATGGCCGTTGCCTTCGGGGCTTCTCGTGTCGTGTTGCTGGGCTACGACTGCGGGCTCACGCGAGGTCTGACGCATCACCACGGGGACCATCCGGAGCCGTTGCGGAACTGCGCGCGGCCGGAGCGGTGGCGGTTGCAGTTCGAACGCCTGGCCAAGTGGTCGCGGACGCCGATCGTCAACGCGTCACGCGAGACGACGCTTACCTGTTTCCCGCGGGCTGACCTCGATGACCTATTGGACGATCCCGCCAATGTGGGCCGGGAGGACGGTGGCCGTCCTCGCTTCGGGGCCGAGCATGTCGCAGGCGGTGGCTGACGCAGTGAAGCACCTGCCGCGTATTGCGGTAAACAACACGTATCAGCTCGCGCCGGACGCCGAGATTATCTACGCGAGCGACGCGGCATGGTGGAAGGCTAACCCCGAGGCATTGAAGTGCCCCGGGCTCAAGGTGAGCGTGAATGCTCGCCGTGGCGTGCGTCACCCACTCACGCCGGCCGCCGTGCACACGCTAGACCACGCCGGGCGGCATGGCTTTGATTCTCGCCCGAGTCACCTGGTGACGATGAACAACAGCGGCGGCGCGGCCATTCACGTCGCCGTGCACGCGCGCGCCGCGCGAATCCTGCTGCTCGGCTTCGATATGCACGGCGGGCACTGGCATCCGCAGCACCAGAAGCCTTTGGGCAACCCGGGTGTCGCATTGCAGCGGAAGTGGGTTGACCTGATTGGTGAGTTCGCGCGCGCGGTGCGCGGACAGGTCGAAATCGTGAACTGCACGCCGGGCTCTGCCCTGCGGTGCTTCCCCATGGCTTCACTGGATCAAGCATTGGACGAGAGGGCCGCGGCATGAGCTTCCTCCGCGACATCACCAACCGCCAGCGCGCGGCCATGCAGCAGTTCAGCGTGCAGGTCATCGAAGAGCCCGAGGTCGAGGCCATCTCGCTGGAGGATGCCTACGTCCACTGTGGCATCGACACCTTCACCGAGGGTAGCCCGCCGGAGACTGCATCGGCCTTTGACGGGTGGCTGACCAACACAGGGATCCCCGCCGCGCGGGAGTTCTGCGAGGCCGAGCTCGAGATGTCGCTGGCGCCGCGGACGCTGGAAGTGTGGGCGACGGGCTTCCCGACGCGCGCCGCGTCTACGCCGCCTGGAACGTCGTTTCCGCTGCGCTTCGGGCCGGTGCAGGAGATTGTCAGCGTCACGTATCTCGATCAGGCGGCGGCGGATGCGGCTTACCAGGTAGCCTACGACGCTGAGTTCCTCATCTCGTCCGATGTCGACCTTGCCACCGCGGCAGGGGAAGCGGCAGCGGCGGCAGCGCTCGAGCAGACGATGGACGCCGCCGACTACACGATCGACCGCACGACCACGCCGGCGGGGCTGATCCTGGCCCACGGCGCCTCGTGGCCAACGGCGCGAAGTGAAGTGGGTTCGGTGAAGGTGCGCTACGTCGCCGGGTTCAGCGTTGCCGGCGACTCTCCGGGAGCGTTCCCGCTGCCGAAGATGGCGAAAGCTTCCATGCTGGAGATGCTCGCCCACCTGTGGGCGCATCGCGGGGACGATTCCGCCGACATGCCCCCTACGGTGGAGCGAATGCTTCGGCTGGTGCCGGGCTACGCGCGGATGGGGATGGCGTGAACGCTGGAGAGCTTCGGCATCGCGTTCTGTTCGAGCGCGCGGTTGATATGCAGAGCGACGACATCGGTGAGGTCGTTCCGGAATGGGAGCCGGTGGGCACGGTCTGGGCGAAGGTCGAGCCGCTCCGGGGCCGGGAAGCGCTCATTGATGGCGGCGTCCGCGACGAGATGGACACCCGAATCACGGCGCGGTACTCGCCGCAACTAGCTGCAGTCATTCCCAAAGGGCGCGCTACGTTCGCCGGGACCATCTACAACATCGTGTCGGCAGCGCACGTCGACATGGACCACCGCACGATCGAGTTTCTCTGCAAGAGCGGACTCAACAATGGCTAGGACAGTCATCGAGGTCAAGGGCCTGCGCGAGCTCGGCGAGAAGATGCGCGGGCTGTCGGCAAAGGTGAACGGCCGCATTGCCAGTGCCGCAACCGGTGCAGCGGCCGGCGTGATCAAGAAGGCGACAGTTGCCAACATCGTCCGTAACCCTTCCGTCGATACAGGTTCCCTGCGCGACTCGGTCATCGTCAAGAAACTCCCGAAGGGCCAGGCGCAGGCCACGAGCGCGCACATCGTGACGTTTCGGGGCCGCGGCAAGCCGTACAACAAGAAGGGCCAGAAGATTGCCCGCGCCCCGCACGCACACCTTCTTGAGTTCGGCACCGTGCACATGCTAGCCGAGCCGTCTCTTCGCCCCGCTTTTGACTCCGAGAAGATGCGCGCCGTTGACGTGATGGCTGATCGGTTGCGCAAGGGTATCGACAAGGCGACGAAATGATCGAGAGCGTCGTCAATTCCGCCTGCAAGGCCATCTTTGACAACCGCTTCTACCCGAACACGTTCGTGCAGCGTGACGGCGGTCTGCCCCAGTGGCCGGCTGGCCGCTACCAGATCGTGAGCGCGACCAACGCGGGCACGGTTTGCGGGACAGACGACGAGACCACTGATGACACGCGGGTACAGATCGACATCGTGGCACAGACTTACCAGGAAATGATGGACAAGGCGACTGCAGTCATTGCCGCCATGCAGAACCTGGACCCGCCGTTCGTGCGCGATAACAAACAAGTGACGTTCGACGAACCGACTCGAACGCACCGGACCATCCTCGACTTCATCGCATATCCCTCCTCGGAAGAGGAGTCGTAAAGAGGTTCGCACCAGCAGTCCGACAGGCCCGCATCCGCGGGCCTTTTTCATTTCTGAAAGGACGTAATCATGCCCGCAGGAAAGCGCTACAAGTTCAATGGATCGGAGATCCAGTTTCTCACCTCCTACGACGAAGCCTCTCCGGGGCCGATGTCGGTTTCGGCCATCTCGAAGGCCAACCCCGCCGTCGTGACGGTCGACTCCACGACCGCGCTCGGCGCGACGGGTGACATCGCCGTCACGAAGCTCGCCAGCGTCGAAGGCATGACGGAGGTCGAGGGCGCCTACATCGTCGAGGTGCTCAACGGAACGACGTTCAGCCTCCTCGGCGTCAACTCCGCGAGCTACGGAACGTTCACGGGCACGGCTTTGGCCTACCCGGGCGTCTTTTCCGACTGGTGCGAAGTCACTGGCCTGAACCGCCAGGGCGGTGCCTCGCCGGAAATCCCCGCGACGACGGTCTGCTCGACGTTCGCTGAGTTCGAGATCGGCCTGCCGGACTTCGGTACGGCGCAGATCGACTTCAACTACGCGCCCTCCACCACGGTGCAGCAAGCGCTGGACGCGTTCCAGCAATCGGGCGAGAAGACCGCCATCCACTACTCGCTGCCCAACGGCGGCGGTGAGCGCTACGTGCTGGGCTTCATCCAGCAAACGGGCGAGCAGGGCCAGAACGGCGGCCTGTGGACAGGGTCCGCGACGTTCCGTGCAACGGGTGCGCCGGTCACGGTGATCGACTGATGTCCGCCGCTGACATTCGCTCCCGCATGGCGGGGGACGGGGCGGAGGACGTGCGCAGCGTGGAGGTGCCGAAGTGGGGCACCGTCTACCTGCGCGACCCGACGGCAGGGGAGTCGGACCGATGGACCGCGCAGGCCAAGGAGCGACTCGGCGGGTTGGCCGATCTCGACCCGACGGCCTTCGCGGCGGCCATCGTCATCTGCGACGAGTCCGGCGAGCGGGTGTTCGACCCGCTCAATGCCGAAGACCTCGCGTTCCTGTCGAAGCGGCGTAAGCGCGACCTCAATCTCATCCTCCAAGCCGGGGCCGCCTCGGGAAACTGACGGGGCGCCAAATTCTCATGATGGATTTGGCGCCGATGATCGGCTGCACGGTGCGCGAGCTTGGTGAGCGCATGAGCGAGCGCGAGCTTCGTGACTGGGGCCGGTACG